ATTCAACAGCCAAACCACGAAGCTCTTCTGCAATCGCCTTGATGTAAGTATACGAGTTAACATTCGCACCTTGCTTCATACGAGACGAAGCGCAGATATTCAGGTAGTCAATGAACACCACATCAGGGATGAAGTTCTTCTTAATCTTAAGCTCATTGAGCAGATGTCGGAAGTTAGCTGCACCGGCTGTAGAGGTTGGATACTCCTTGACGATCAGACGACCAGGGGTCTTTTCCTTGAGCTTCGCAATACGCTTGTCATAAGTTTCCTTCGGCAGCATATACAGCTCATCAAGAGGTGTATTGAGAAGGTTCGCGTCAATACGCTCGGCGATCTTCTCTTCTGCCATTTCCATCGTAATGTACAGAACATTCTTACCTGAGGCATAGTACGATGCAGCAAAGTGACACATCGCCAGCGTCTTACCAACGCCTGTACCAGCTAGAAGAATGTTCAACGTCTTACGAGGAAGTCCACCACGCGTAATCTTATTCAGAAAGTCAATATCGAATGGAAGACGCTCTTCCTTACGGTGATAGAACTCGAAACGAGATTGTGAGTCTTCAACAAAGTCATGCCCGATAGAAGTATCAAACGATACAGCCAACGCATCAGATAGCAGCTCAGGAATAGCTCCCTTACTGAGCTTACCTGTCTTGTCATCCATGATCTGGATTGACTTCATGATAGCGTTGTAGATTGCCTTGTCCTGACAGAACTTCTCAGTCTGATCAATAAGCCAATCTACATTGGACAGCTGATCAGACTGATCTGGAATCTCTTCAACAGCAACTTTACACTCTTTGAACTGGTCTTCAGAGATGTTATCTCTGTTATTCAGATCAACAAGCAACGCTTCCTTTGTTGGAAAGGCATTGTACTTACCGACATACGCATCGATTAACTCAAAGATAACCTTATCGTTACGGTTATGGAAGTATTCAGGACTAAGAAATGGAATTGTTTTACGAGCATAGGTTTCATTGTTGAGAAGGTTATTGAAAATAGCTTTCTCTAGACTCATTCTGCACCATCGTATTCATCTTCAATTGATTCGAGAACGTCCTTGACATCATCTTCTTCCTTAATGATATCACCATACGCCACAGAATACTTCTTCTCGATAGCCTTCTGGAAGGTCTTATCGGTTAGGATCTTGATCCAGAAGTCCTTGTTCTGCGTATCGTTGTAGCGGTACTTCTTGTCTTCTATTTCTCCGGTCGCGCCATCCACGCGCGAATACCATCCATTGGATGGCTTAATCGCATGCCCTGTATCGAGAGCAATATCAAGCAGACCAGACCATTTAGAAATGCCGCCTTCGTAAGTAACTTCAATCGGGATCTTAGATTTTTCTTTGACATAACGAGACTTTTCAACGTTGATAATGAAATTGTAACCTACTGTCTCCTTACCATCCTTTTCCTGCTGACGACCAATGATAAAAATGTTGTCAGCTGAATAGTATGAACCGGTACCACCACCAACGATATCCTTTGGAAAGAGCGAGATTTCCTTGTAGGTGTGGTTAATAGCAACCAGAGGGATATCCTTGATCGTTAGGTGAGGGGTAATCATACGGAAGAGAGACTTGAGCTGCTTTGCACGAGACATATCAGCTACTGACTTGCCATCGAGAGCGTCATCGACTTCCTTCTTCGAAGCCAAGTTACCGATTGAGTCGATGATAATGATGATATGGTCGCCACGCTCAATGTTTGAGAGCTGCTGCATAGAATCGAGCTTAAGCTGCTCAACGTCTGTAATTGGAGTGTGAAGCACTCGAGTCATATCGATGCCGAATGATTCGAAGTATGCTTGTGGGGTACCAAACTCTGAATCGTAGAATAGGAGTACAGCGTCCTCATACTTGTCGAGATATGCGCGCGCTAGCATAAGCGAGAACGCAGTCTTAAAGTGCTTGGAGGGGCCAGCGAACATAGTAAAGCCAGGAGTTAAACCGCCATCGAGGCGACCAGATAGAGCAATGTTCAGAGCTGGGACGGATGTTGAAATCATGTCCTTCTTGGTGAAGAACTTCGATTCAGATAGTACGGCAGAATCCTTAATAGTAGAATTCTTCTTGAGTTTATCGAGTAGTGACATAAAATCTCCTTTGTATGGCTCGCGAGCCAATACCTATTTGTAGTATAGTTTACGTGTGAAATCAACTGTTTATAATATTTTGTAGTTTCTTCTTGAACTCTTCAATCTTCTTAGCTCTGTCGGGCCAATGTATATAAGCGTTCTTGTCAGAATCTTTCGCTAGGTTATTAAGTAATGGAACAATAGCATCGTAGACAAGCTTAGCTTTGTCTTGAGCATTGGTCACTATAGGTGCAGTTATCTCTTCTTCTGATACGGATGTAAAGCCAAAGTCAAAGTCTGAATCAAGATCAAAATTGTTTTGCATATGCTTCCTTATTAGACAAAGAAATCGTCAAGAGTAGCTCGCTTTTCAGCTTCCCACCCAATGGCGTTCACGATAGTCTTAATTGGTTCCAGGAACGACTTATCAAACTGCTTATCGTGATCAATGTACTTATCCATTCCCAACTCTTTCGGCAAGGTAGAAGGACAAGAAATTACAGTACACCTCAAAGGATTTGGAGTCAAGCAGTATGAGTACTTAATCTTCTGGCCAGGTACAATCAACTCATACTGCTTATCTAGCTTCTTTTGCTTTATGAAGTGATTATAGATCAGAGCGCCTTTAACATTGATCGGCGTACCCTTCTTATAGATAGTAGCATTATCCGCATACTGATCAAGATCAGAAACCGAGCGGGGTGAAGCAACCTGTTCAAACGTCAAGTTCGTAAAGGTGTCACGGAACTTACGAACGTAATCCTGCAGATCAGACTCTTGCTTGTTCATGATCACCTCAAGAGCGCCTTTAATTGCGTCGCGACATACCTGAGGAGTAGAGGTACGAATAGCTTCAATACCCATCATTTTAAGCTTAGGCTTAGCGTACGCAACACCCTCCTGGTTGTATACGTTCAGGATATATCGCTTCTTAGCAGTCCAGATGCCCTTATCAGCGATACACTCACGCTTCATCTTCATCTTCTGATCGAAGCCGTTCACGTAAGATCGAAGCTCTTCGTAGCACTTATCGATATAAGGCTCAAGTACCTTCGTGCATACCTTATCGAGGTATTCGACTTCCTGCTCCTTAGTCATGGTCTTACCAGCCAGTTCCATGAACTTGTCAGCTTTGATATAAACCGAGTCAGTATCACACGCGATAACGTAGTCAACATCTTCGGTCTTAAACGTCTTATTCAGATAGGCATTGAGCTTGCGTTCAATCCAACGTGTAGTCAACTGGCCAGAAGCTGTAATTGCTTCGGCAAACTCATTACGATACCAACGGAAGAACTTGTTTCCAAGTGCGCCATAAGCTGAGTTCAGCTGAATCTTTTTAGCCATCTGAAGGTTGTTAAACTTCGCAGCATCCTTAGTAAGCTGCACTCTCTCTTCTTCAGTAGCTGCTTCGTAAGCCTTCTTAGCCTCGATCATCTTACCCTTATAGATGACACGCTCATCATAATACTTCTGCATTAGAGTAGGGAGGAAGCCCATCTTATCACGATTGAATGTAGTTAAGTTAGCAGCAACAGCTACATCGCGTTCTAGAATATCTTCCTTATGAACATTAAGATAGCCATCCAGAATTCGACTGACGCGTCGTTCAGCGTCTTCCTTCTTATAACATTCATCGTTGCCGGGTAGCCAACCAGCAAACGTCTCAGGAGAGATATTATACTGCATAATGATATGAGGGTATAGAGAGTTCAAGTCGAGAGACACGACCCACTTATGCATACCTACCTGAGGGTCCTTAACGTAACCACCCAGGATGCCACGATCATGCTCAGGTACAGTGATCTGATGCACAACAACGTTGCGTTCCATTAGATAGTTATGGATGATGATATCCCACGCACGTACAGTAGTAAACGTATCTTGGTAGTTTACCTTAGCATCATAAGCCATAGCATAGACGAGCTCAATCAACTTAAGCTTATCATCTAGGTTATCGACAAGCTCAACGTCTCGAATATTGTAATCTACATACTTTTGCCAGTTACCAACCTGCAGCCCAGCTAGCGAGCCATACTCACCGTAGTCTAATTTACGCTCGCCCAGCTCAACAAAAGCAATATGATCAAGCGAGTATGACTCTTGAATCGAGTATGCAAACTTCTTATAGAGCTGCATGTAGTCAAGCACCGTAACACCTACCGGTTCCCAGACCTGATTGAATTCACCTTCACGGCCTCCTAGACGTGCTACCTTACGCTCGTTGAGATAGTTCCATGGGGAAAGCTTACGAGCCTGAGACATTCCCAGTACACGAATAATACGGTTAACAATGTAAGGGATATCGAAGAACTCAACGTTCCAACCTGTTACAATGTCAGGTGAGAAATCAGCTGAATTCCATACATCAATAAACCTACGAAGCAATTCTTCTTCGTTTCGACACTTATAATAGTGTACATCAGGATTAGAGTTAATATACTCACCACAACCAAAGACTGCTTTCTTACCCTTGCGCGAGATCGTAATCAGAGTAATCTCGTTATCAGCCGCCTGGATGTCAGGGAAGCCTTTCTCGTTAGCAATATCAACTTCGATATCGATCGAACAAACAGAGATAAGCGACGGGTCATACTCGACCTCGCCGCGGTAATAATCATAAATAAAGGTATAAACAAAATTGTTTAGGCCGTACACAGTACGGTTCGCAACCTCTTTGTTTTCTTGAATGAAGTTACGCGCATCACGAATTGAGTCAAAGTCTACACGACCTACACCTCTTCCGTCGAGCGTTTTATATTTTGTTTCTTTTGGTGTTGGGACAAAGAGGTATGGCTTGTAAGGAATTTGCTCTTGAATACGCTTTCCGTCTTCGTAACCACGAAGTAGGATATCGTTCTTAGAGAGGGCAACGTAAGTGTAAAATTTATTAGACATCATGACTCCGTAGTTATAAACATTGTTATATACTAACAAGCATCAAAAATCAACTATAAAAACAAGGGAAGCGAAATGAGTTTGTTATCGTTTTTTTCAACACCACCAATTACATCCTTTGAGCAATTAGAGCTCGAAAAAGGCAAAATCCAACTTACAATCATGAAGATGTCTGCAGCAGTGCTTGGCGTTATTATGTTAGCTGTTGTATTTATTTTCCTCATTGGTATGTTTATGCCAAATCATCTTATTGACAACAATGAGATTTTTAAGATCATCGGACCAGCATTCTCTACAATTGTAGGCGCCTTCGTTGGTGCATTTGCTACTATGATGGGTATGAAGGTATCTGAGCTTGACACAAACGTCAAGACACAAGAGCTTGGTAAAACAGACCATAAAGCTGTTGCAGAAGCTCATGTTATTAACGCTCAAGCTGAATCGATCGAAACTGACAACGAAATCAAAATGATGGCTGCTGTCGACAAGTATCGTGATTCAGATGATGACTTCGGCCCATTCTAAGGAATATACTATGACACAACTAACAGAACATTTCACTCTAGCAGAAATGATTGTTTCTCCTACAGCAAAGAGACTCGGTCTTCCTAATACACCAACACCACAGCACATCGAGAACATGCGCTACTGCTGCGAGAAGATTCTCGAGCCAGTTCGTGCTAAGTTCGGCCCAGTACAGGTAAACTCCTCGTACCGTGCACCAGCTGTTAACAAGGCTGTAGGTGGCTCAGCTACTTCACAGCATGTTAATGGTCAGGCAATCGACTTCGAAGTTCCTGGTGTTGATAATAAGAAAGTTGCTGACTGGGTAGCTGACAATCTTGAGTTCGATCAGGTCATTCTAGAATTCTATACCGCAGGTGATAAGAACTCAGGATGGGTCCATGCGTCGATCAAGAAGGAAGGTGGTAATCGCAAGCAGCGTTTGATTGCTAAGAAGTCAAAGGCTGGTGGCACACAGTACGTATCGGTTGCTGACTTTGATCCGGCAACGACAAAAGAAGCAGGAGTGAATGTTAACTCCCAGATTACAGATGCTGTTACTCAAGCTAAACCAGCTACGAAACCCCCAGCTGCAACGAATCTTGGCCCATTAGCAGCTCTCCAGTCTAAGTGTGGTATTGCTGCCGATGGTAAGTGGGGTCCAGGCACTTATAAAGCTGCCCGGAACTTCTTTAAGTTGACAAACAATCAAGCAGCTCACTTCTTTGGTCAGTGTGCTCATGAGTCTGGTAACTTCAAGGTATTCTCTGAGAACCTAAATTACTCAGCTGATGGTCTGTCGAAGATCTTCAAGAAGTACTTCCCATCTGTTGCAGTTGCAACACCTTATGCTCGTAAACCAGAAAAGATTGCTAACAAGGTTTACGCCAACCGTATGGGTAACGGACCAGAAAGTTCTGGAGATGGATGGAAGTATAGGGGTCGTGGGCCCATCCAGTTGACTGGTAAGGATAACTATACCGCTTTTGCGGCTGATATTGGTCGTCCAGATGTTGTAACGAATCCTGATCTTGTTGTATCTGAGTTGGCTTTTGAGTCTGCACTATGGTTCTTCCGTAAGAATGGGCTACTGGCAATTGCAGATAAGGGTGTTACCGATGCAGTTATCACGCAAATTACAAAGCGCGTTAATGGTGGTACACATGGTCTAGATGATAGACTTAAGAAGACAAAACAATACGCTAACTGGGGCTAACATGTTGAGAGGGGCGCAATGCCCCTCTCTTTTATCAGGGTTTGGTTACCCAATCCCACTCGTCATCTGTGTACGGCCATATCATAGCGCTAAGATAGCGTAGAAACAAAAAGCACACCATGAAACAACAAAAAAACCAACTGTTCTTGAGACAGCTATGACATTGTCGTGGTTGAACATTTTACTTACCTTTCTTCTCTAGAGACGTACCCTCTGAGGTCTCAGTGATATCGATCTTCACTTTCTTGGACTCCGGTACCATAGCTTCGAGTACAATACGAAGAATACCGTTGAACATCTCCGCACCGCGAATCTGAACGTTGTCTGCAAGATTAAACTGACGAGTGAATGGGCGCATTGCAAGCCCTTGATAAAGCATCTGTGGCCATGTCCACTCTCCGTTTGATCCCTGCTCTGCAGGCTCACCTGAGTGAACATTACCCTTGATGATTAGCTTATCACCATCGAGTTCAACTTCGATATCTTGCTTACCGAAACCAGCTACAGCCATTTCGATAATGTATCGATTAGCATCGACTTTCTTGATATTATACGGTGGGTAATTCTGAACAAGCTTAGCGGCTTGTTCAGCAGCTGTTGACATCTTGTTAATAAGTGGATCGAATCCGACAAAGAAACGGTCGAAATCTTTAAAGCTATGCTTCATGTCAAACATATATTATCTCCTTTTCAGCGAGGTTTGTGTTAATACTATCCCATTAGGCGATAGCAGGTTATTTATATCGGGTCAGGCAACAGCCGTAGCTACTAAGTCTACGAACCCACTCTAGCTGCCGATCCAGCGAACCATATACCAAGTTTCCTGTTGCTTTCGCCAAGTCACTGAGTATGGGCTTTCACCTTTGATTGGTCTATTGTGAAAAGTACGTACCGATTCACCAATCCGACTTCTGGTGGCTATCCCAGCTCCAATCCCGTACCGGTCACCACACTGTTTTACTAGTACCAATGTGTATAATTTCCTCAGGGATTAAGTCTAATATAATGCCTTATTTTGTAATTGCAAGTCGATCAATAAGAAAAAGTTCAACACCAGCTTCAACAAACATGGCGGTTGTAATGTTCCAATTAAAACCATCCCCGTCACGCTCTGGAACATACGAGACTACCCGGGTAATACCCTTTTGAATAATACTCTTTGCACATTCGTTACATGGGACGAGAGGTACGTATATCGTACAACCA